GTTACATCTTCCAGGGATTTGTCACAACTAATCCGTTAGCGGAAGACACGACACCTGAGAATCCGATCAGAAGATTCATCATCGGACCTCAGATCTTCAACATAATCAGAGGGGCACTGATGGATCCAGAGATGGAAGAAATGCCAACTGACTACTTGAAGGGCGTGGACTTCAGGATCACCAAGACCACAAAAGGTGGTTACGCTGACTACTCAACATCAAAATGGTCAAGAAGGGAAAGACCGTTGGACGAGGCAGAGAGAGCCGCGATCGACACACACGGGTTACACAACCTGGGTGACTTCAGACCAAAAGAGCCAACCGAGGCAGAGGTCAAAATAATCAAGGAATTGTTTGAGACTGTTGAAGGTGAGGCTTACGATCTAGAACAGTACGGACAGTACTTCAGACCAGCGGGCGTGGCTTACCAAGGTAAACCACAGACACCTGTTGCGGAAGCACCAGCGACCACGACGGCACCTGCATCTGAACCTGCTCAAGCGGTGAGCGAACCAGCACCAGCACCACAACCAGAGGCGGCACCGGCAACGGCGGCACCCGCGGGTGACAGTGCCAAGAGGGCGGAAGACATACTGAAACTGATCAGATCAAGACAAGCAAAATAATCTGACATTTTACCAAGGCCCAGGCATTGACTGTGTGGGCCTTGTGTAATATAATATGAACATGAATAATATTAAGAAAGCGATCGAATGGATCTTGTACAAACAGGTGCCGGCATGGGTGTTGGTTGTATTGGTTATCATTTGGATCTTACTATAGGACTACAACAATGACAAAAGTGTTTGACGCAACAAAATTTAGGAAAAGCATAACAAAGTCCATACAGGGACTGGGCATAGGTTTCAGCGATCCCACGGACTGGATCTCTACAGGAAACTACGCTCTGAACTACTTGATGACCAGTGATTTCAACAAAGGAATCCCATTGGGTAAAGTGACTGTGCTCGCGGGAGAATCAGGCGCGGGTAAATCATACATAGCATCAGGAAACATAATCAAGAACGCACAGGCACAAGGTATCTTCGTGATCTTGATCGACACAGAGAACGCACTTGATGAGACATGGCTACAGGCACTGGGCGTTGACACGTCAGAAGAAAAACTCCTGAAACTGAGCATGTCAATGGTAGACGACGTGGCAAAGACCATATCCGAATTCATGAAAGGCTACAAGGAGCAACACGCTGACAACAAGGAAGGTGCTCCCAAAGTTCTTTTCGTGATAGACAGTCTGGGCATGATGCTGACTCCAACAGATGTTAATCAATTTGAAGCAGGAGACATGAAAGGTGATCTAGGTAGGAAACCCAAGGCGCTTACCGCACTGGTCAGGAACTGTGTGAACATGTTTGGAAGTTGGAACGTGGGACTGATAGCGACGAACCACACATACGCATCACAGGACATGTTTGATCCAGATGACAAGATATCAGGTGGACAGGGTTTCATCTATGCCAGTTCTATCGTGATAGCAATGAAGAAATTAAAATTAAAGGAAGACGAGAAAGGCAACAAGATATCTGAGGTGAGGGGTATCAGAGCGGCGTGTAAGGTAATGAAGACCAGATATGCCAAACCATTCGAGGGTGTCCAGGTCAAGATCCCTTATGACACAGGAATGGATCCCTACAGTGGACTGGTGGACCTGTTCGAGAAGAAGGGCTTACTGGTGCAGACCGGAAACAGGTTGAAATACGTAGACCCGCAGGGCAAGGAACACATAGACTTCAGGAAAGCGTGGACCGGTGATAAATTAGACATGATAATGGCGAACTTCAAAGAAAGCACTGATCACAAAGTGGAAAGTGTAGAAGAGGCACCAAAGTCAAAAGCGAAGAAAACAGAAATTATAGAAGAGGACGACGCAGAATAATGATTGATTTCACACACGAAGACATCGAGCGTTTATGGAACTCCGTATCTCACTACGTACCAGAAAGGTCTAAACTGGACGCGGCAATCGATTTCATCAAGAGTCTCGATGACATAGGCATCGAGCACGACGAGATAAAAGCATCTGGTGAGTTTGATCCCAAATTAGAGGAAGCGATCAACACGGTGTTCGAGGAAGAGGAAGACCTAGACGAGTCATACGACGACGGCTACAGCGAGGATTAATGATAAACTGGTACAGTGAAGTAAGCAGGAGCCTGGCAAAGATACCAGACTGCGTGGCATACTTCGACAAGGAACTGCTGGAGGCCAGGAAACAGTGCAAGATATATGGCAACCTCGAGCGAGCATCAGCGGCACTTCCGGGAATAGTTGAGGAGAGATTCAGCCAACTGCAACAGTTGGAGGCCATACTGGAATACCTGAACATAGAACTGAGGAGACTTAGATCAAAAACTTTCAGAAAATTCCTAGAAAACTACAACAGGGCACTTTCCAGCAGAGATGCGGAGAAGTATGTGGATGGCGAGGACGATGTCGTGGATCTCACAAAGATCGTCAACGACTTCGCACTGCTGAGGAACCAATGGTTAGGCATCACCAAAGGACTGGACCAGAAGCAATGGCAGATAACCAACATAGTCAAACTGCGTGTGGCGGGAATGGAAGATGCCGACATCAAATAACAGAATAATACTGACAGATGTAGACGGGGTCCTGCTAGAGTGGGAACATCATTTCACCAAGTGGATGTTGCAGAAGTCATACTTCGACAACGACGGAAACAGATTCTATCCGCACAAACTCCTGCCAAACAAACAGGACGAATACGAGATGGCAAACAGGTTTGGAGTGACCAAAGACGAGATCCGTGCTCTCATAAGAGAATTCAACCGGAGTGCCTGGATGGGCACACAGAGGCCCATGGAGGAATCACAGACCTGGGTCAAGTTGTTGGCCGCGGAGGGATGGACGTTCATACCCATAACATCTCAGACATCAGACATACCAGCACAACAGTTACGTAAGAGAAGACTGGGAGAACTGTTCGGGGATCACGTGTTCACAAATTACCACATCCTGGGCACGGGGGCAGACAAAGACAGTGCTTTAGCCGAATTCCACGGTACCGGGCTGTATTGGGTCGAGGACAAGCCTCACAACGCTGTAGCCGGGCTCAAATACGGTTTAAAGCCCATATTAATCGACCACCAATACAACAGAGACTTTGAACACCCAGACGTGCTACGGGTAAGTAATTGGAAACAGATACACGAAATCTTATCAGGAAGAAAATGAAGGTATACGTAGGTTGGGATTCTAGAGAGGACATAGCATATCAAGTGTGCGAGCATTCTATCAAGCGCAGAGATCCAAGTGCGGAAATATATCCTCTCAAGCAAAACGAGATGCGACAGCAAGGCATCTACACCAGAGAGATTGATAAACTCGCCACAACGGAATTCACGTTCACGAGATTTTTTGTGCCCTATCTCAACAAATTTAAAGGATGGGCAGTTTTCTGTGACTGTGATTTCCTTTGGAAGGTGCCTGCAGAGGAACTAGAAAAGTATTGCGATGACTCTAAAGCCGTGGTGTGTGTGCAACACGAATACACGCCGGAGGAAGGTTCTATCAAGATGGACGGACAGATACAAACAGCGTATCCCAGGAAGAACTGGAGTAGCATGGTGTTATGGAACTGCGCCCATGAAAAGAACAAGATTTTAACACCAGAGTTCCTCAACAAACAGACCCCAAAATTCCTACACAGATTCAGTTGGCTGGAGGATTCAGAGATAGGTTCACTGCCACACGAGTACAATTGGTTGGTGGGTTGGTATAAAGAGCCCAAAGATGGTGTACCAAAAATACTGCACTACACCGAAGGGGGACCTTGGTTCGATGGTTATCGTGATTGCGAATACGCCGACGACTGGAAGAAGGAAGTAATCAATTTATTTTCAGCATAATGAATTGGGAGAAAATTAAACCAAATCATTACTTCAAGGAACCTGTAGAACATGTGTATGCTTCAACGTTATTCGACATAAAGGATTACGACAAACTGTACGAGAACCAAAACAATTTCACACACCCGGTATGGCAAGAACTTGACAGGAAATACAAAGTTGGTTTTCAATTCCACAACGACATAAGAGAAGTAAACACCAAGAAAGAGATTATATGTTTATGGTTCTTCAAAGAACGCAATGATAGAAGCGCCGGATGTTGCTTTGAGTTGGCAGGCAAGATAATCGCGTATCGTCCAAACACCTTTTTAATCACTAGATCGAACAAAATAAAAATTATTGATAAAAAAGATGATTACATTAGGAGACCAGTGCTTCAGATAGACATGCATGACTGGACCTACGAAAAAATACTTCAAAGTTTTCAATAGTATATTTTATCTACTTGATCAATACCAATGTGTTTGTCAATCACTGCGCTATTGTGAAACCCCAACGATGACATGTAGTCATCCATAGTTTTTTCCCAAGGCATGTCCGGAAAGTTGTCATCTTTCACAAGATTCACTTCTTGTATAATATATTTTGCTCTTTTAAATATTTCAGGAGCACCTTTCATTATCATTATTTCAGCCCCTTGTACATCTTGTTTAATCAAGTCATATTGTGCATCCACCCCGACCACATCGTACAATGTCTGCATCTGACGTATTTCGTAATTTTTAAACACGCTAAAAACAGACGAGCCCTTGGTATATGTAACTTTTTTCTTGTGTCCTTTGTCGATTTCCCTAAGGTGCATTTTGACCTCTCTGTTTGAATCACCAAGTACTGCTATATGATAATCAGAACTTATCTCACTAAGCCTCTTGGCATGTTTATGACCTGCTTCTATGCAGGTGTACTTTGCCTTTGGCCAAATAGGTTTGACATTTTTTGTCCAGAATCCGTTCCAAGCACCTATGTCTAAAATAGTATCGGGGTTAAAACCTTTTTGTTTTAATTGCTTAAGATATTCGTACATCATGCTTTAAACCAAACAATATCCGGCCATGTTTTGATTAATATCTTGAATCCTAAATTTTTAAGGTAGTTTTCTATTTCAATGTTACTACTGCCATATCTCTTACTATTGTTATTTAATTCTATCATTATGTAGGATACTTTAGACAAAGTATGTTCAGCACCCTTGAGGACTTCCATCTCCAGCCCCTCCACATCAATTTTTATCATTTCAACGTCTCCAACATCCAGCGAATCTATTTTTGCTATAGGTGTTTCACCTTCTACTTCTAACACGCGTGTGTTTTGGGTGGCTGATTCCTTGGTCAAAGTTACAAATCCGTTTTTGTTTCCTAGAGCTTGATTATAGAATGAAATATTGTTGTATACTGATAGATTTCTTGTCAAGCATTCAAAATGAGTTTTATTAGGTTCAAAGCACTTGATACGTTTGGCGTATCTCTGCATGCCCAGACTCCAAGTGCCACACCAGGCTCCTACATCAAGAATTGTTTTGAAACGTTTTTGCTGTGTCTCACACCATTCAATGAATTGATTGAGACACTTATCCTGCATATGTGGATATCCCTTATCTCGCCAAGAGGCTATTTGGGCATCATTTGATGGCACCCATAAGTTATTTCTTAATTTTTCGATCTTCACAGTATTTCCTTATCCATTAAAATTTCTACTGCTGTGCCATTCTGAAATTCTTCAGGCGTGAACTGTTGGTACGCTAAACTGTGTAGCCAAGGCTCGGGACCAGCATAAAAAGGATCTTCGATGTCTTCGAGATTGAGATTCCCCACAGGTTCGGCAAAACTCTTCCTGTGACAGAAAACAGGTACACCCATGCAGATTGCCTCTATGGCACTGATACTACAACTGGTCACACAGGCCCATGCGTCCTTTAGGTCCTCGGATAGGGGTACCTTGGCCTCACTAGGTCCTGATGTACCCCTGCCCCTGGGCTTGTGTCGAAGTCGGATGGGTCTGTCTGTTAGCCTTTTTAATTTTTCAATTGTGTCATCTGTCCAATTGACTTGATCTAGATAGGAGTTGATCCCTACGGAACTGGGACAAACCAAGATGTGTGAACCTTTGAGCGTTGGTGCTTTTACCTTTACACCAAATTTTTCAAATCTATCTGACTTACAATCCTTGAGAAATTTCGCGTGAATACCGTTCTTGCAGATCCTCCAATAATGGTTGTTGGGCTTGAGATTGTTGTTATCGAACCTTCCAAAATAAGGAGTATCTGTGAACCAGTACTGATGGTTCCTCGCTTCTAATTTTTTGACCATTTGTCTGTTGTTCGCAACAAAACCCCAAAACATGGAATTTGGTACGGGGTTTGTCTCATACGCATTGTCAAGTTTTAGAATCTGATCAGGCCACGATAGTTCAACGCCATTGAACACTTCCCACGCCTTGCTGTTTTTGTTACTAAATGGTGCGTAGATCGTTAGCATCTATAAATTCTTTCAGTTGTTGAGCCCATAACTCGTGGCCTGATTTCGACGGGTGTGGGTCTTCTGGACTTACAATTAAATTATTTTTAACCACAAAATCAAAATGGCTATCACTAAATCTAAAAAATCTTTTTTGATTTATCATTGTCATATAAGTTTTGAGATCTTTATTTTTAGAATTTACTGGATTAGGCAAAGCATTATAGATAACGTAAGGTATGTGATTCAAAAAAAAGAAATTCTGCAGATCTAACACATGATTTAAAAATCTCATCTCTCCTTGCTGATCCACGTCCCATCCGCGTTGGCTGGATATGAATCTCAAGTTATCGCCAGTCTTCCAGGTCCTCCACGTTGATTCCATGCCTGGGACACGTCCCTTCTTCCATCCGTCATTGGTGAGATAATCGTGCCTGTGTGTACTTGACAAACCAATCACGGCAAACACATCCTTGACTCCGTTCTGATGGAACCACAATTTGGTGGTGAAACTTATCCTATCGTTACCCCTGCCGCCCATAGCAACATTGCAGAGATCGTATCTATACTGTTTGGCTATTATGTCGGAAACGAAAGTATCTACACCGTCCTTGGGACGGGGTGTAAGGAAACTACAACCATTTGAAAATAATCGCATTGTCATGTATTTTACAGTATAATTATTGCTGTGCCAATGGTAAAAAACATAAATTCGTTACAATACTTTCTCAACAGGTTCCCAACCATAGACAGCGGGTATGACTACACCGTAGATTACCATATCAAGGCCAGGAAAAATTTCACCTCCTTGCCCACTTTCGTAGCAGAATTTTTTGACTGTAAAGTCAACAGTTGTCCACTAGTGGTAACCAATGATGGACACATGATCACGCAGTTCGTTTGGAATATAACACATCGTAACAAACATAAACCACACAAGACACACGGAATGTGGAACACCTGGGGAGATGATATAGATTTAAAACTGCCCGGCGTGACCAAACAGTTCAACGAGACGTACACCTACGTTTGGTTACCCGTAGATGAGCAAAGTTCCGAAAATCCATGGCACGTATGGATAGACATGATCTCTAAGTTTAGGTTGATAGAAAAGCGCTGGTCTAAAAATTTCTCAAAATATGTTTTTATACTTTCCAACCATAGTTCATATTTTGAAAAGATACACAAAGAGTTCTTTCCAGAATTAAAATACATAGTCATGCCCAAGAACGAAACATGGCAATTTAAACATCTCATAGTGCCAAGCCTAAGTAACCATGACGACGGTATAATTACTCCTGCACTGGCACCATGGATCAGGACATTGAAAAAAAAATTTAATTTCACTACAAAACGTAAACGTAAAATCTTTATCAGTAGGGCCGACGCAAAATCACGTAAATTGTTGAATGCCGAAAAACTAATGATGGCACTGAAAGGGTGGGAGATGGTTACACTGGACGGCATGCCAATAAGAGAGCAGGTCAAATGCTTTTCTGAAGCATCGCATGTTGTTACAACACACGGTGCTGGATTGTTAAATTTAGTATGGTGCGACAATAACACAAAGGTTATCGAGATACAGGACATAAAAAAAATTGATAAAAAAGTTTATCCCGTGCTATCATATCATTTAAACCTGCAACATAAATTACACATCGCACAGACAGTCCCTATAAATTTACAAGGAGCAAAACCAACGGGTACAAAAAAGTGGCAGATGGTAAATTTTAAAATCAACATAGCCGATCTCATGGTAGAGTTGGATTAAGTAGATACACATGAAATCGATTTTAGCAAAAACACCAACACTGCTTACACATCCTTATCCACATTTCGTGATAGAAGATGCTCTGCCCAATTATTTGTACGATCACCTGGAAAGAGAATGGCCAAAAGAGCAGTTGCTGAAAACACGACCGTACGACAACGGCATATGTTATAGACTGAAAGCAGATCAAATGTTAAGACCAAACGTGGTTCCAAATGTGTGGAAAGAGTTTACAGAATGCCACACGTCTGTAGAATTCTTCAAAGAGGTCTCTAGTGTGTTTGGAGATTTGATGCCTGCCGTAACAGATCTAGAACGGACATTGAGTCCACGAGGATGGGACAAAGGCAATGATCACATAGGCACAGATTGCCAAACTGTCATGCATGAGCCAATTAATCACAGTTCAAGGACTCCCCATATTGACAATCCAAGAGAAATATATGCTGGATTGTTGTACATGCCCTATGAAAAAGACCATAGCACTGGTGGTAATTTTCAAATGCACCACGCAGTAAATGAAATCACAGAGGTTAACAAATCCGGAGGACGAGAAGTAAAGAAAGAAAACCAAGGAAAAATAGTCAAGTCTGTTCCCTATAAGAGAAACACGTTCGTTATGTTTTTAAACAACTCAAGTAAAGCAATTCACAGCGTCTCCGCAAGAGTTGGAGCAATAACGCACAGGAGAAGTGTAAACATAATAGCAGAATTCAATAAGGTAGCAAATAGATCAATGTTCAATGTGAAGGAATATTGGCAATGAACATAGCCGGTGTACACACGACTAAACCACGCACACAACGATACGTGGACGCTTTTGTAAAAGGAACTCCAGGTCCTACGAAGATCTATCATTTCAGAGAAATGAAACAACTGCCTGATGAAAATTTAACCATGTACGGTATACTAGCAGGATCCGGTGAGGTGTACAAATGGTGCCTGAAAGAAAAGAAAGATTTCTTTTTTATGGATCACGGATACTTTACAAACGCCCATGACAGGCCGCATTGGCTTAGAATAACAAAAAATAAACACTGTCAAAACACAATGCCACGATTTCCAGCAGACAGATACGAAAAATATTTCAAGCAAGAAATCAAACCATGGAACAAAGATGGAGAAAAAATATTAGTGTTGCCACCCACAAATGCGATAGCAAATTTCTTTGGAGTAGAGAATTGGTTGAAAGATACTTTGGATCTATTAGGTCAAAACACCGATCGTAAAATTGATGTGCGGGAGAAACCATACAATCCCACAGTGCAGATTGATCATGTGGGAGCAACGGTAAAGGTAGATAGACCAACCACACACAAGGACGTTATAAATTGGGCAGATTACTACGCGACGGTGACCTACAACTCAAATACCATGGTGGCCAGTCTAGCCAACGGTGTACCGGTGTTATGTGATGCAATCAACAGTGCCGCCGCCCCAATATCAGAAACAGATTTTTCTATGATTGAAACGCCTAAATACGGGGACAGGATTGCTCTATTCAGCAGTCTAGCGTATAATAACTGGAACCTGGACGAAATGTCCGATGGCACAGCATGGAGGATGTTGAATGAAAGTTGAAATATTCCGTAGGACTGTAAAAGATCGTAAACGCGGCAACAGTTATGAGTTACTTTACCATCTGAAAGAAGGCATAGAGGCCGTAGGCGACGAGGCAGTCATAGTGAACGAACACAGGACAGGCGAGACCGTGCCAGGCGAAATGGAACCAACAGCACCCATGGCGGCCATGTTTGGATACGGTGGTGACAAGCAGATGCATCACACAAAGGGCAGGAGGAGGCTTCTGGCCAACAAATGCCGAGAAAAGAAAATACCGTTGATAACTTTCGATGGTGGAGTATTATCGAGTTTTGGCAACGTTTCAACATCACCAGATCATCATTTCAGAGTATCATTGTACACACCCATGAACGACGGTAATTTCCTTTCAGATAACAGTCCCGGCGATCGTTGGGAAATGATGAAAAAAAAATTCAAAGTAAAAAGTGAACCATGGAGGAAGTCTGAACAGGGAGATCCCATACTTTTCGTCCTACAGCCAAAAGATAATTGGAGCATGAACGAACTTGACCCCATTGCTTGGTTCAATGAGGTGTACGATAAAATCAGACCAATCACTGATCGTCCTTTTATCGTTAGGCCTCATCCAAATCATGTTGCTAGTATTGTGTCACGAAGAGATGAACTACCAGAAGATATAAAACTACAGTACACACAACAACACTTCGGTGGTGATGAGAAAAAGTACTATAGATTCAATTTCCAGGATGTTATAACTAATTGCCATGCTGTTGTTACTCACAATTCTACTGCCAGTGTCGACTCTTGCGTTCGTGGAATCCCTACCTTTTGTACCTCAGATCTTGCACTTTGTTGGCCTGTAGCGAACAAGGATCTAAACAACATAGAAACGCCCGATCGTCCGGACAGGACCCAGTGGCTCAATGATTTGGGATACAAAATGTGGAGCATAAAAGAAATCAGAGACGGAACGGTTTACAAACGTTTCAAAGAGAAGTTAAACCTAAAATGAAAACACTTACCGTGGTAACCACTTTCCCGCCCAACAGGTGGACAGCGTATGCCAAGAGGATGGTAGAGAGCCATATTGAATTCTGGCCTGATGACGTTATGCTGTGTGCTTACTACGAAAAGGACAAACCTAATCTAGAACATAAAAAAATAAAATTCATCAATATAGAAGAGGCCAATCCTGAACTAGTCAACTTCAAACAAAGGCACAGGAATGACCCTGTCGCCAATGGCGAAGTACAGGAGATTCCAAACGGCGTGCGAAGAAATCCAGAGGCTGGCAATAACGACAAGGGTAAAGGATCATACCTCTGGGATGCAGTGAGATTCTCACACAAAACATTTGCAGTAGACCATGCGATCAAAAATGCAGACACAGATTACGTTTTATGGCTAGATGCCGACACTTACACCTTTCGACCAATAAGCAAAGATTTTGTTTTTGATCTTCTCCCGGATGATAAACTCTTGAATTACCTCGGAAGAGGTGACATTTATCCTGAATGTGGATGGGTGTGCTACAATCGAAGACATCCTAAGATTACTAAATTTATGTCGTACTGGACGGACATGTACATCAACGACACTATATTCAACGAAATGGAATGGCACGACAGTTACCTGTTCTGGCAGTGTGTCAAAAGGATAGCACCCAATGATGGGGTCGACATAGGCAAAGGAGCAGGAGCCAAGGGACACCACGTGTTTATCAATAGTCAGCTTGGGAGTTACATAGACCACATGAAAGGAAAAAGAAAGTTGCTTGGAAAAAGTTCCAAGAGTGACCTCCGAGGATCTAGGAACGAAGACTATTGGAAAAATCTTGAAAAGCATGATCCATTCCGTGGTGTTAAGTTTGATACTGATCAGGCCGAGGAAATAATTAGCAAGGTGGCCAAAGGCAGAACAGGAAACTGATGAAACTAGAAGTTTGGACAAACTATGGTCCATTAAACTCAAAACCTATATTTGACGCATTTGTGAAAAGTCTACACGACGCTGGTGATGAAGTGTGCCTAAACAAAAGCACTAACGCAGATGTGGCGGTAATCTGGAGTGTGTTGTGGCGAGGTAGGATGGAACAATACAAGAAGATATGGAATCATTACAGGTCGCAGGGAAAACCTGTCGTGGTTTTAGAAGTTGGCGGGCTACGAAGAAACCAAAGTTTCAAAATAGGAATAAACGGAATTAATGGAGATGCAGATTTTGCCAATCAAGAGTTTGACGACAGGCGCTGGCCTCTCTTTGAACACAAACTCAAACCCTGGAATCCTTCAGGAGAGATAATCGTCATATGTGGACAACACGATGCCTCCGAGCAGTGGAAAGGATTACCTCGCATGGAGCAATGGATAACCCAACAGATAAAAGAAATCAGGAAATATACGACTAGACCGATATTGGTACGTCCGCATCCGAGAAATCCCATTCAAATAAAGGAAGAGAATTTCCAAAACGTAAAAATAAGATTTCCCAAGAAAGACTATAGGACATACGACGACACAGACTTCAAGGCCACATTAGAAAGGACATGGGCCGTTGTTAATCACTCAAGCAATCCTGCCATGGAAGCAGTCATAAACGGAATTCCGGTTTTCGTGTCAAATTCTAGCCTGTGCCACGATGTGGGAAACACAAACCTGGCAGACATAAACACACCGGCCATGCCTAACAGGATTAATTGGGCCAATAAGTTGTCTTACACGGAGTGGTTCGAAAAAGAGATAGAACAAGGTCTGCCATGGCAAAGGATAAAAAAAAGGTTGGAAGACAAATACATCAAATGAAAACAATAAACATAGGACAAAAAAATCAAATACAACCAATCGAATGGAAACCATACTCTGGTGAAACTGTAACGATCAACACGGTGATAAGGAAAGGAGAGAGGATCAAAGAGACAGCGTTCTATGAAGATAAAGTAAAAGCGGTGCCACAAGGAAATGCCTACTGCATAGGAAATGGACCATCACGTAAAGACTTTGACCTAAACAAACTAAAATCCACAGGCCAAACATACGGATGTAACGCTCTTTACAGAGACTTCCTACCAGATTTCATATTTTCAGTGGACACCAAAATGACCGTGCAGATGTGTGAGGACGGTGTTGGTTTGAAAACAGTTCACTACGCTCCCAGTTTAGAAGTAAACAGGAAACAGAACAAGGGCATGTTGCACCTCATACCACACAACCCACACTGGATATCCGGCAATGCCGCATTCTGGACTGCGGGTGTGCACGGACACCGTAACATATATCTCATTGGATATGATTTCAGGGAGTATGGTAAGGATCAACTGAATAACATATATCAAGGAACTGATTGCTATGGCGACAGAAATGACGACAAAATATTTGAAGGTTGGTTGAAACAGTTCAGAGACATGTTGAAGATGAGGCCATATGTGAACTACACAGTCGTGCACAACAATCCACCAAGTTACCTTAACCACCTGCAGACAGGAACTGATTTAGGAAACAGTAAAGTGATCAGTTATAAAGAATTTGAAAATGTGTTAACACCGAGATAGCCCTAGTCCCGCCAACCTAAACTTGTTCTTCCAAGCGAAGAAATTCTTGTTGTGATTACTGTAAGGATCCTTTAACCAAGTCATCTGATACAGGTGCACCATCTCGTGTGCTAGTGTTTCAACAAAGTCTCTCCATGTGGGAAATTTGCAGTGTAGTTCTATGTAGAATTCCACGTCTATGTGGTACGGTATAACACGTTGGTCAAATTTGCCTTTTGGTGTCTTCCTGTTGTCCCAGTTGGCCACACACCTACCCCAGTCTTTGTTTAGTTTTCGAACACGCAACGGCACAGATGGTAATCTACTGTTGAACAACCCACGATTCAATATTCTAAACCAATGATACAACTGTTCTTGTGTGGGTTTGAACCCTTTAGTGTTTTTATATCTGGTAATTGTGTTCTCCAACCGGATCTTCAGTTGTTTTCTCACATTAA